CTGCTTTTTTTTGAGCTCTTCGAATTTCCGGTCTTTCTACTTCTTCTTTCTCTGCATAATCATTCCCAGATAATAGAAAGATAAGAGAAGAAAGAAATGCTGTTTTACCAGTTGCCTGGTTGGGAAGGATAGGTGAATCGTGCTCCGCTATTATGGATTGGTGCGGAATTAATATTAAAGGTAAAATAGTTCGCCAGGTAAGTAATTGTTTACGGAAATATTGATTTTTTATGACTTTATGGCGATCTTTAACGCCTATAGCGGCAAAAAGAAAGTCATTAAGGCCTCTTTCGTCATCTTTACCCTTTAGTGAATATTTTCCTGAAGGATAGTTAGGGATAGTAGAATCAATATCAATTCCTTTGGAATCAAAAGAGCGAGTGATTTTTAAATTTCCAAATCGGCTGGTTATATCTAGTGTGATTTTGTTATAGCCCAATGAAGCATCAAAGGGGAGAACTTTGCTGCCGAAACAAAAGTCGATGGTTCGAAAAATACAACTTTTACCAGTATTTGATTCACCCTCAATAATATTAAGACCGGGGCCAAGTTTTATAGTTGAAGGTGACTTTCCTTCACCCAGTGCTGTAATTCTGGTGATTTTCATGGTTACTCCTCCGTGTGCCGTAAGGACTCTTGATTATAAATACTTAAAAGCTCTGTATCTGATTTATTTCCAAACTGCTGCTTTGTATTTTTTAATATCGATAAATACTGAATTTTATAAGTAGAAGACAAGGATTTTACGTATTCTTGTCCTGTTGAGTCTATCTTATACAAGAAACCCGATTTGGGGGAGTAGTGGACATTTACAAATCCATCAAGCACCCCACGCTTTAAACCTTTTTTGAACATGGCTCTTCGTGCCGAATATTCACTAAACCGGAATGTGTTGTCTCCATGAAGATTGTAAGTCGATACCCCAAAAGACTTTCCATAGATGGTTATAAAATCAAGGAGCGTAATTTGTACAAGAGACAATGCTAAATCTTTAAATACGGATAATATCAACAGGGAGCGTAGTTCAGATTCAAATGCGGTGTTAAAAATCCTCGTCATCTATATTCACCCACGATTTAATGTAATTATCATTTACTAACTTATGGCATAATCCTTTTTTTGCCTCATTATTAATAAGGCCAACAATATTGGCAAGTTTAGAGGCACTCAAGGTTGTACTTGTAATCTTATCTTGTACGATACGCAAACGTTCTTTTCCGTTAGGGCACGAACTATGGTATGTAGGCTCTATTCCATCATAAGCTTCTTTTTCTAAGCGTTTAAATTGGGCCTCTCCATCTGAAAATGTTTCTCTAGCGATGCGTGCTATTGATTCACTACTGTAAAATTCAGCCCTTTGTCTTTCCAAATGATTCTTACATTTTTGTGGAAGTTCATTCAAGTTTGCAAGAGAAAAAACCTTATTTTTGTTCTCAGAATAAACTTCCAATAAAGCTTTAATGTATGGGGCCTCTGATTTCTGTTGGATATCTTTTGGCTTTTTCAAACCAGGAGGGAGTTTGATATGCTCATTTCCAATATTAATGACATTATCGTCTGGAGAGTATTCGGATAATTCTAACGGGACAGGGCGTTTATTGTTTCTAAGTGCTGCTTCTTTTGATACGTTGATGTCTTTTAAGTCAAGTTCATCTTTTTTAGCGGAAGCTGCATGAAGGAACTTAATGAAAATATCAGCTAAAGTATCTGAAAGGTCGACGTTTTTGGGGCAATATAGCCCCTTATCTGTTAATACGTTTATTATTTCGGTAGAGGTGTCATAAGAAAGCTTTGATACTAAATCTACAAATTTAGATTTATCGCTATTAGATAAGATAAAATCTGCAATATCTTTTGGAAACTTACGCTGCCCAGTGAATATTTTTGTAATAGTACTTTTATTTGTGAAATCAGAAAATTGTTCAAAACGGGGATTATCCTCTGCAGAATCTTCTATAAAAAGATTAAGAAGATTAGACATAAATTCTGGTTGATTATTCTTGGGAATTGGCAGAGTCTTTTTTAATAGGTTTAGAAGTTCACTAAATTTCATGATGACCTCCAAAATATCAAGAGTACAAAATTTGTACTCTTTTGCCACCTTTTGCCACCTAGTGACAAAGGTGGCTTTGTTATTATATGGGCAGATGAAAGCTCTTTATCTACCTCTAATTATAGCAAGTGATGAGGCAGAAAGAGAGAGGGGGGAAAAGTCCTAAAGGGTATCATCTTTACTTTTAAAACAATATAGTGCTCTGAACGCGCGAGAAGAGCAGGAAATATATACCCAATATTCTTCTGAAAGAAGATTGGATAGATATTCCCTATCTTTGGCGTGTGTTTAAGGACCGGGATATCCATCCAAGGGTATCTCGGTTTTTGTTTCCTGCTTTCTTCGTTGAGCAGAAGGGAACCAGGAAACATGGAAACAAGAAAAATTAATGCTATGAACACAATGACTCTTACTTATGAATTTGCCAATGATGAAAGGGTTACTCTCCGGGCAGGGGAGAAGGGCGTCACGGAGATGGATATCAAGACAGTGAAGCTCCTTGTTAACAACGAAGTAAATAATAATCTGAAAAATGCTGGGCCGGCACTGACTGAAAAGGAGAAGGAGGAAATTGATGCTTACAAGAAGAACCACCCGGGCGAAGTGTTAGGTCGTAAGTGGAACGCTTCTATTAATAGTTTCACAGATGAAGAAGGGGTCTCCTTCGCGGATGCTGTGGCCATGAGCAATCCTTTCCAGCCGGCAGATGCTGCTCTTGAGGATAAGAAGCTCGTTATTGAAGAGGCTATGAACCACCTTACGAAGGAGCAGCGGCAGATTATTCTGTGGAAGTTCTTCGAGGAGAAGCCACAGAAGGAAATCGCTGAAGCGCTCGGTATTTCTAGTAGTGCGGTTTCGCAGCGGATCAGGACCATTTTGAAGGAAATGAAGCATTTTATTGAAAATTTTTCCTTTTAACCTTAATTTTTTAAATTTCCAGTGGACTAGTCATCAGAGGGAAAAACCTCTGGAAGGGAGTGAAAGATATGTCGATTATACACAAGATTCAAGTGAATGTAACTGACGCGACCGGAAGCAAACAGCCTGTGCTTTCCGGCGGACTTCTCAGAATGCCGAAACGGCTGGCCAAGCTCCTCTTTGGGCCAGCAGTGCAGGTTATTCTGCTGAGTCCCGGTAAAAGTGTCAGCTCTATCGTTATTAAGGAGGTATCTAAGAATGAACCAACAGGAAATCGTTAACACGCTTACAGACGTCAAGGCTGAACTGTTTGTACTCGGAACTGCGATTGATTCCGTACTTGAAGCTCTGGGTGCAGGGGAAAGCCCGGCAGTCGAGGTAAAGCCTGCGCCGCCGGAAGAACCTAAGCTCACTTTGGAAGAGGTGAGAGCGGTCCTGGCCGACAAGTCCATGGCGGGTTTTAGGGATGAAGTCAAAGCCCTGATTACCAGCTTTGGTGTGAACAGGCTGAGCGAAGTGCCGGCGGATAAGTATAAAGAGCTGGTGGAACAGGCGGAGGCACTTGGAAATGGCAGCAACTAGTCACGCACTTTTATCTCCTTCGGCAGCGCACCGTTGGCTGAACTGCCCGCCGTCAGCTAAGCTAGCCGCCCAGGTTCCTGGGAAGACTTCAGCCGCAGCAGAGGAGGGGACGGCAGCTCACGCACTGGCGGAGCATAAGCTGAAACGGCTGCTTCGTCGCCGGAGCAATAGGCCCGTTTCTTCATACGATACGGACACCATGGAGGAATGCACCGATGACTATGTGTCCTTCGTACAGGAGAAACTGGAAGAAGCGAAGGCAGAAAGCAAGGACCCCAGAATCTTTGTTGAACAGCACCTGAACCTTTCACCGGCGGTGCCTGATGGGTTCGGAACAGCAGACTGTCTTATCGTTTCAGATAAGCACCTCTGGGTCATTGATTTCAAGTACGGCACTGGCGTTTTGGTCGAAGCGGATAATAACCCACAGCTCATGATTTACGCCCTGGGTGCTATGTCTGCTTTGGGGCAGCTTTATCCGTTTGATACCGTTTCGCTCTGTATCTTCCAGCCCCGTCGTGAGAATGTATCTTGCTGGGATATCTCCCGCAAAGACCTGGAAGAATGGGGCAACAAGGTATTGAAGCCCAAAGCGGCACTGGCCTTTTCCGGCGGCGGTAGCTTTACCCCAGGTAGCTGGTGTGAGTTCTGCCCCATTGCTCCTAAGTGTAGGGCAAGGGCTATCAAGCAACTGCAGATTGCGAAGTACGACTTCAAGCTTCCGCCCGTGCTGACGGATGAAGAAATAGCAAAGCTTTTAGCTGAGCTTCCTGACTTCGTTTCATGGGCGAATCAAGTCTTGTCTTATGCAACAGAGGCTGCAATTCACCACGGCAAACATTGGCCCGGGTTCAAGGTGGTGGCCGGCAGGGCCATTCGTAAGTATAAAGACCAGGATGCAGTTATCAAGGCAGCAACGGCCGCCGGCTACACCGATATCTTTGATAAAAAGCTGATCCCGCTCACAGCCATGGAAAAGCTTATGGGCAAAGAAAATTTCAAAACCATTTTAGGAACATTGATTGTTAAACCAGCGGGAAAACCTACATTGGTGCCTGAATCAGATAAGCGCCCGCCAATTAACACAGATGATGTCAAAAAAGAATTTACGGAGGAATAAAACTATGAAACTCAGAACTAAAGTCATTACCGGTATTGTCAGACTCTCTTATGTATACGTATGGGAACCGCACAGTGTGAACGGCGGCCCTGAAAAATATAGCGTTTCCATCATCATTCCAAAGGATGACCTGGCCACACTTAAGAAAATCAACGACGCTGTGGATGCGGCCATTGAAGAAGGCCTTTCTAAGTTCGGCGGAAAACGCCCGAACAAGAAGGCAATCAAACTGCCTCTTCGTGATGGTGATACCGAAAGAGATGACCCGGCCTATGCTAACAGCTACTTCCTGAATGCTTCTACTAAGACCCCGCCGCAGATTGTGGATAAGAACGTAGAACCCATCATGAACCAGGGTGAAATCTACTCCGGCGTGTATGCGAGAGCAAGCCTTAACTTCTATGCTTTCAATTCCAGCGGCAATAAGGGCGTTGCCGTAGGCCTTGGAAACATTCAGAAGATTCGTGACGGTGAACCGCTGGGCGGCCGCACTACAGCAGCTGAAGACTTTGGTAGTGCACCGGTAGATGATTTCCTGGACTAAGGAGGTGGATTTCGATGGAAACACTATTAACACTTCTGATCTTTGCAGCCATTGTTTTTCTCTTTGTTTCCACTTGGTGTGAGTACAAGCTCATGAAGTTGGAGCAGAAGGAGGCGAATGAAGAGGATGAAAAGCTTATCGATTGACTTGGAGACATACAGCGAAACGGATATCGGAAAGAGCGGTGTTTACCGTTACTCCGAAGATCCCGCTTTCCAGATACTTCTCTTTGGTTGCTCAATCGATGGCGGTCCGGTTAGGGTCTATGACCTGGCAAGGGGAGCAACCTTGCCGCCGGAAATCCTCCAGGCTCTTACTGACGATTCAGTGATTAAGTGGGCCTTCAACGCCCAGTTTGAAAGGGTCTGCCTTTCCCGGTATCTCTATCCGGGGAAGGAAAAGTTCCTTTCACCGAAAGGCTGGCATTGCACCCGCGTATGGGCTGCAACGCTGGGCCTGCCTTTGTCACTGGAAGGGGCTGGGTATGTACTGGGGCTTGAAAAGCAGAAGATGAAGGAAGGAAAAGAACTCATCCGCTACTTCTGCTGCCCCTGCAAACCTACCCAGACTAATCAGGGAAGAACCAGGAACCGTCCAGAAGACGCCCCAGAAAAGTGGGAAGTATTCAAGGCATACAACAAGCGGGATGTAGAAACCGAGATGGCCATCCAGGAGAGACTTCACAAGTACCCCGTTCCTGAAAGTGAATGGGAAAACTATGTGGTGGACCAAGTGATTAACGATACTGGGATTGCCATTGACCTTGTTCTGGCCGACGAGGCTATCAAGCTGGATACAGAAATTAAGGAGAGTACCCTGGGAAAAATGAAAGAAATGACGCAGTGTGAGAACCCGAACTCCGTCATGCAGCTTAAAGCCTGGCTGGAAGAAAAGGGCATCCAGGTGGAGAGTCTTGGAAAGAACGTCATTGAAGATTTGAAGGCTCATGCGCCGCCGGAAGTGAAGGAAGTCCTCTCTTTGCGGCAGCTGACAGCCAAGTCCTCGGTGAAGAAGTATGACGCTATGAAAAATGTGGTGTGTAAAGACGGCAGAGCCCGCGGTCTTATCCAGTTCTATGGGGCAGTCCGCACAGGCCGTTATGCTGGCCGGTTGATACAGGTGCAAAACCTCCCGCAGAACCATATGAAGGATTTACCTGAGGCAAGGGCACTTGTCAGGAGTGGTCATTGGGATACCCTTCATCTGCTCTATGACAACCTGCCTGGCGTTCTCTCTGAGCTTATCCGCACGGCCTTTGTCCCTAGTGTGGGGAGCAGGTTTATTGTCGCTGACTTTTCTGCTATTGAAGCCCGGGTGATAGCTTGGTTATCCGGAGAAAGCTGGCGGATGAAAGTCTTTGCTGAAGGCGGAGATATCTACTGCGCTTCGGCCAGCGCCATGTTTCATGTACCCGTCAAGAAGAACGGCATCAACGGGCATTTAAGGCAGAAGGGGAAGATCGCGGAATTGGCCCTTGGCTATGGGGGCTCTGTGGGAGCACTGAAGGCCATGGGGGCCACTAAGATGGGAATCCCAGAGGACGAGCTCCAGGACATTGTGGACGCCTGGCGGAAAGCCAGTCCGCATATTACAGACTTCTGGTGGTCGGTAGATAGAGCGGCCAAGGCGGCTATCCGGACCAGAAGCTTTGCCAGAACTCACGGCATTACCTTTGGGTACCGAGGTGGCATGCTTTTTATCAAGCTCTTAAGCGGACGGAAGCTGGCGTATGTGAAACCAATGCTCCAGGAAAACCAATATGGCAGCGAGGCTATTACGTATGAAGGCTTAAACGGCACCAAGAAATGGGACCGCCTGGAAAGCTACGGGCCAAAACTTGTGGAAAACATTGTTCAGGCAACGGCCCGGGATATCTTGGCCGGCGTGATGAAGCGGCTGACAGAAAAAGGATTTCGCATCTGTATGCATATCCACGATGAAGTGGTGGTGGAAGTGCCAGAAGGAAAATCCTCAGTAAAAGAAATTTGTGACCTTATGGGAATCACGCCTCCCTGGGCCGAAGGTTTGAAGTTAAGGGCAGACGGTTATGAATGCCCGTTCTACCAGAAAGATTAGGTGCTTTATGTTTATCGACAAGAGGAATGACGAACATTACCTGGACCCGACCTGCTATGAAGCTCTGATGAAAATAGCAAAGGATCGGCGCTCCTACATGCCAATTATTTATGTCTGCTCTCCGTATTCTGGAGATATTGAAGGAAACACCAAGAGAGCTAGAAAGTACTGCAAGTATGTATTACAGGAAGGCGGGGTTCCTCTTGCCCCGCACCTCCTTTTCCCTCAGTTCACTAAGGATAGAGAGCTTGGAATCCACATGGATTTGATACTCCTCCGTCACTGCAAAGAACTTTGGGCTTTTGGCAAAACCGTTACAAGAGGAATGGAAATCGAAATCCGGCAGGCCAGAAAGTATGGCAAAACTGTGAAGTTCATCAAGGAGGAATTCTATGAAGTTTAATATCTACGCTTCCCATTTCAACGGGAATCCTAAGAACTGCTATTACCCGGAAGAGAAGACGGTTACAAATCTTGAGGAATTTAAGGATGCCACAGCTCATGACCATGTGTGCGCTCTCTTCAAAGACCATTACCGCAGTATCTCCAATTTTCTGAAGGCAGACTGCCTCGTCATGGACTGCGATAACGACCATTCGGATAACCCAGAAGATTGGGTGAATCCATCCATTGTGAAGGCCTCCTTCGCAGGCGTTCCCATGGTGATTGCTTCCAGCCGGCATGATAATAAACCGAAAGGGGTAAAAACTGCGCGCCCCAGATTTCATGTGTATTTCCCGATCAAAGAAGTGAAGACGGCAGAAGAATACGCCAGCCTGAAGCGTCAGGTGCTGGAGGTGTTCCCACTCTTTGATGATAAAGCACTGGATGCAGCTCGCTTCTTCTTCGGCGCTCCGGGAGAAAGCGCAGAATGGGTAGAAGGGGAGGACACCCTGGAATCCTACATTGGGTTTGCCAGAAAAGAACTTCTTCCCCAGGAAATCACTGAAGGCTCAAGAAATAGTACCTTGTCCCACTTTGCTGGTAAAGTCATCAAACGTTTTGGTGACACTGCAGAAGCAAGGCAGATGTTTTTGAAGGAGGCGGACAAGTGTAACCCGCCGCTTTCCCAGGAAGAACTTCAGTCTATTTGGCATAGTGCTAAAAAGTTCGGAAAGCGTGTAGCCTCTCAGCCAGGGTACTTGCCGCCGGAAAAGTACAATGCTCCCTGCAAGTACAAACCTGGTGATTACTCTGATACCGGCCAGGCCGTTGTCCTTTCCAAACTGTATGGAGACGTACTTTGCTATACAACGGCCACGGACTTCCTTCGCTACCATGATGGCTTCTGGGATGAGTCGAAAGAACGGGCGATGGAAACGGTGCAGGAGCTCACGGATAATCAGATGGAGGAAGCAGAGAAGATGGAAGAAGCAGCCCTGGAACTTTTAAAGACCTCCGGTGCTCAGGCTATTCTCCTGGGGAAAGGGACAACCAAGGCAAAGAGAGAATTCTCCGCTGTTCAGATGAATGCCTTCTATGGACTGGGTGAAGTGAAGAGTTATAAGCAGTTTGCTATCCAGCGGCGGGATACCCGGTATTTAAAGTCAGCTCTGGAAGCAGTCAAGCCTATGGTGGATATTCCCGTGTCAAAGCTGGATTCGGATTGCATGCTGTTGAATACTCCCGCCGGCACCTATGACCTTCGAGAAGGAATCATGGGGAAGAAGACCCATGACCCGAAGGACTATATCACGAAGATTACGAGAGTTTCTCCTGCAGATGCTGGCATGCACCTTTGGAAGGAAGCTTTGGAGGTGTTCTTCTGTGGAAACGAAGGGCTGATTGACTACGTACAGCGTGTCGCCGGATTGGTCGCCATTGGCCGGGTGTATGTGGAAGCCATGATTATTGCTTATGGGGAAGGTAGGAACGGGAAGTCCACCTTCTGGAATACTTTGGCTCGTGTCCTTGGAACCTACAGCGGGAAGATTTCTGCAGATACTTTAACCGTAGGCTGCAAACGCAACGTGAAGCCTGAAATGGCAGAGGTGCAGGGGAAACGGCTCCTCATTGCTGCCGAACTGGAAGAAGGTATGCACCTCAACACGGCTATCATTAAGCAGCTTTGCTCAACGGATGAAATCTATGCGGAAAAGAAGTATAAATCCCCGTTTTCCTTCGTGCCTAGTCATACCTTGGTGCTTTATACTAACCACCTGCCTAAAGTAGGAGCAAACGACCCAGGGACCTGGAGGCGTCTCATCCTTATCCCTTTTAATGCTGTCATTGAAGGGAAGAAGGACATCAAGAATTATTCGGACTACCTCTATCGGAACGCCGGCGGAGCCATCCTTACTTGGATGATTGAAGGTGCAAGGAAAATCATCAAAGAGAGCTTTGAACTCACGCCGCCTCTTTGCGTCAGAAATGCTATCAATGATTATCGTGAGGCTAACGATTGGCTGGGTAATTTCATTGAGGCTAACTGCGAAGTGGGTTCATCCTTTGAAGAAAAGTCTGGCGTTCTTTATCAGGTGTACCGGAGTTACTGCCTTCAGACGGGAGAAAAAATACGCAGTACAACAGATTTTTATGCGGCGCTGGATTTGGCCGGATTTATCAGAAGAAAAACAGAGAAAGGCAGTTTCATCCATGGACTCAAGTTAACTGTGAACGATTTCTAAGTTAATAATTCAGTATTTATCGGTGCGATGATGGTCGTGATACTCTTTATACTAAACTTCGCTATAGGAGAAAAAACACATAAAAAAAGCCTATAAGAGAAGTTATAGAGAAGAACGTCACGCCCGTCACTATTCGATGAGGAGAAAGAAAAAATATGCAAGAACAAAGTGTTGAGAAGGCTCTGGTTCAAAAGGTCAAAAAACGGCAAGGCCTGGCCTTGAAATTTGTCTCTCCTGGCATGGCTGGGGTACCGGATAGAATTGTCCTGATGCCAGAAGGGAAGATGGCTTTTGTAGAACTCAAGGCTCCGGGTAAAAAGCCAAGGCCTCTGCAAGTCTGCCGGATGCAAAAGCTCCAGCGTCTCGGCTTTCGCTGCTACGTTGTTGATTCTACGTCCATGATTGATGAGGTCCTGGATGAGATTGGAGGAAATCATGAAGTTTATCCCTCATGAATATCAAGCCTATGCCATATCTCACATTGAGAGCCATAAGGAAGCGGCGCTCTTTCTCGATATGGGCCTTGGCAAAACGGTGATTACCTTAACGGCTATCAACGAACTGGCCTTTGATTTCTTTGAAGTCAGCAAGGTGCTGGTAATTGCTCCTCTCCGCGTAGCCAGAGACACGTGGCCGGCAGAAATCCAGAAGTGGGACCACTTGAAGCTCCTCTCCTATTCCGTAGCTGTTGGAAGCGTGGAAGAAAGAAGGAAAGCTCTGTGGAAGAAGGCCCTGGTTTATATTATCAACCGGGAAAATGTGGACTGGCTGGTCAATCAAAGCGGACTTCCTTTCGACTACGACATGGTTGTGATTGATGAGCTTTCCTCCTTCAAGTCCGGAAAGGCTAGAAGGTTTAGAAGCCTCCTCAAGGTTAGACCGAAGGCCAAAAGAATCGTGGGGCTCACGGGTACTCCTTCTGGAAATGGACTGATGGATCTTTGGGCGGAGTTCAAGCTCCTGGACCTGGGAAAGCGGCTGGGCCGATTTATTACCCGTTACCGGGAAGCATTCTTTCTCCCTGACAAGAGAAACCAGCAGATCATCTTCAGCTACAAGCCAAAGCCGGAAGCAGCTAAGAGGATTTATGGGCTTATCAACGACATGACCATATCCATGAAGTCCGTGGATTTTCTGGATATGCCGCCTCTTGTAACCAACGTAATCCCTGTGGAACTTTCAGAGAAGGAACGCAGGCAATACGAGCTCCTGAAGGCAGACATGGTCCTTTCTCTGGGAGACCAGGAGATTGATGCCAAGAACGCAGCGGCTCTCTCGGGCAAGCTCCTCCAGATGGCAAACGGTGCGGTGTACGACGAGGAAGGTGAAGTGATTTCCATTCACGACAGGAAACTGGATGCCTTGGAGGATGTTATTGAAGGTGCCAATGGTAAACCGGTCCTTGTGGCTTACTGGTTTAGGCATGACCTGGAGCGGATGAAAAAACGGTTCATTGGCCTTCGGGAGATTCGTTCAAGTAAGGACATCACAGACTGGAACGAAGGAAAGATAGCAGTGGCTGCCATTCATCCAGCTTCAGCTGGCCATGGCCTTAACCTACAGCAGGGCGGTTCCATGTTGGTCTGGTTTGGCCTTACCTGGTCACTGGAACTTTACCAGCAGACAAACGCCCGCCTTTGGAGGCAGGGACAAAAAAACATGGTTATCATCCACCACATTGTGACGAAAGGGACCATTGACGAACAAGTCATGCGGGCCCTTAAAAGAAAAGACAGAACGCAGGAAGCGTTGATTGATGCAGTGAAAGCAAACCTGAAAGGAGAATAACATGAACGTACTGGTGAAATACTTTAACAAAAGAAATGGAACCATCGAGGCCATGAACGATTATGGCCCCATGCAGACCATTCTGAATAATACCGATAGGCTGATTAAAGAAGCCTATGAAAACCTGGAAGGCGTGGGTTCTCCTAAAGTAACTGGCCTTCCTGGAGCTCACAACCCTAAAGCAGGGGAAGCAAGGCTGGTTTCAGGTCTTGATGATATTACTATTCTCCGTGACAGGTACGCACAGGCCAAAGCCTACATGGAATGGTTCCAGCCGGCCTGGAACTCACTGAACGAGGACGAACAGTATGTTCTGAGAACCTTTTACTTAGATTCGGTGAGTAAGTGTGACGCAGTGGAAAAAATTTGTGACCACTTCCATGTGGAAAGGACGACGGCGTACAACAAGAAGAACAAAGCGCTGACCCGGCTGTCGATACTTCTTTTTGGAAAATAGCTTGACGTGACATTTTTATGCCAGTATAATGAGATTAATTTCAACACAGCAAAAGCGCTATCCAAGATGGATGGCGCTTTTTGTTTTAGGAAGGGGATGCATTCTATGAGAAAGAGTTTAAAAACAATCTGTGGGTTAGCGGTTCTTTCCATGTGTTTCAGCTTTGGCGCAGCTACAACCAGTGAAGCCATGGTTGGGGGTAAACCGGTTATTGGAATTACTTGGAAGAGTAATCAGCAGGACTACACGGCGTTCAAGAAAATCATTGAACTGGCAGGTGGTATCCCGGTTGAATTAGGTCAGGCTAAGAATCATAAAATCACTTACAACACAGACGGGACGATTTCTAAAGATATGCTATATCCGTCTGGTATGCTGAAGGAAAAGTATGCAAATGCAGTTAAAGATAATCATTACAAGGACACCAACGTAGAAGATGTTATGAAAGATATTGATGGTGTATTCTTCACGGGCGGTGAAGATGTAAGTCCAACACTTTTCAAGAAACCCGACATTGAAAGAAACAAGGGAGAAGAAATTAACGCAACCCGTGACGTGTCAGATTATACTTTGATGTCCTATTGCATTTCTAAAAATGTTCCTACCTTTGCCGTTTGCCGTGGTGAACAGGTCATGGGAATTGTTTCTGGGGTAACTTTTATTCAGGACATTCCTACCTACTACTCGGAGCAGGGGAAAACCTACAATGACCTCCACAGGATGCCGCCAGGAACACCGAACAGAACTTATGCGCGCCATGATGTCCACATTCTTCCGGTGAAATCCCATTTGAGAGAAATTGTAGGAGCTGACGAGCTGCACAATGTTTCTTCCTGGCACCACCAAGCCATTGGAAGTTTGAAGGGAACGCCACTGATTCAGACAGCGGAGACCACGTACAATGGCGTCTCCATTGTTGAAGGCATCGAAGACCCACGTAAGACCTTTGTGGTTGGTCTGCAGTTCCATCCGGAGAATGATTTGAAGCAAGTGATTATCAACAAGAAAGACCCGAAAGACTTCTGCGACCAGGAAATTAGTATGAAGTTCTTTAAGGAACTAGTCAAAGCAGCCAGCCAGAAAAAGTGAGGTAAAATCGCGGACGAAATTCACGGTTCGATGTGTTATCATAGTACCGTAAGCTCCTGGGGTAAAAAGCACGGGAGCGAAAAGAGGTAAAATCGCGGACGAAATTCACGGTTCAATGTGTTATGATAGTACTGTAAGCTCTTGGGAGAAATCTCAGGAGCTTTTGTATTGGAGATGAAAAGAGATGCCAAGGAAACCAAAGAAGCCCTGCGCCTACCCGGGCTGCCCGAAGCTAACGGACAAACGTTACTGCGAAGAGCATGAGAAACTTATGAACCGTCAGTACGAAAAGTATGGAAGGTCTAAGGAAGAGAAGAAGCGGTACGGCTACCGCTGGCAGAAGATTCGTAATGCCTACATTCACTCGCACCCGCTTTGTGAGCAGTGCCTAAAGGAAGGACGCATGACGCCGGCGGAAGAAGTACACCACATACTTCCATTAAGCTACGGCGGAACACATGACTTCAGTAACTTGATGTCTCTTTGTAAGTCTTGTCACTCAAGAATCACTGCTGAGATGGGTGACAGGTGGCATCGAAAGCGACCACCTTCGCGAGAGCGATGAAGTAAAAAGTTTTATGCTTTAACTGTCACGACCCACAAAGGGTAGGGGGGCCTAAAATCTCAAAACGCCGACGGCGTCGGAACGGGCGTGGGCCCTCACGCACAAAAACGCGAAATCAAAGAGGGGAATAGCCCAAGGAGGTGAGAAAAGACGGCATGGCAAAGGATGGAACCAATCGAGGCGGGGTAAGACCAGGAGCCGGAAGGCGCGTTAAGCCCCTAGCTGACAAGCTTTCCGAGGGTAACTTGGGGAAGCGACCTATTGAAGTGATGGAGTTCAAAAATATGGAATCCCTCCAGGGAGAAGAAATGCCGAAGCCCTCCAAAATGCTCTCGGCAAAGCAAAGAAATGGCAAAAAACTCATTGCTGCAGCGATTTACAAGAAGACTTGGGCGTGGCTCGATAAAAGGGGCTGCGCCGTTTTCGTCTCTCCGGACCTCCTGGAACGGTATGCCATGTCGGCAGCCCGCTGGATACAGTGTGAAGAGGCGGTGACGGAGTGGGGATTCCTGGCCAAGCACCCGACTACTGGCAATGCCATCCAGAGCCCTTACGTCGCCATGTCTCAGAGCTACATGGCCCAGACCAATCACCTTTGGGATGAGATCTACCTTATCGTGAAAGAAAACTGCGCCGGCGAGTATAAAGGAGAAAGTCCCCAGGACGATATCATGGAACGGCTGCTTCGAACGCAGGATGGTAAATAAAACATTAACATGTTACAGGAAAAGGGGTATAATGAAAACGTTAATTATTTTAGAGAGCGAGGCCATAAAATGAATCCTTCTTTTATTATCAGCAGGAAATTTAAATCAGTAGTGTATTTTCTTTTGGCTGCTTTTCTTTTGCTTCTTGCACCAATCACAATACATGCTAATGATTATAATCCTTACATAGAAATAGATACTGTTAGTAAAGACCCTTATTCAGTCTATACTTTGTATCTGGGGATGCCTGAATCAGATTTCAATGAGAATTTCAAGAATATTCCGTGGAGCAAAATTGAAGATTATACTGATAATGATGGCAGGCACGTGGGCTTCACAAGGACAGATAGTACCGGTGTAACAGAAAGTCTTGCTGTAATACTTTCAAATAATCAAGTAGTATTTTTTTTGATTACTATGTACGGTGATGATCTTGATGAGATGATTTCGCTTGAACGTTCTGCTCTTACTAATTTAAAGGCAGCATTGGGAACACCAGCTAAATTTAATTATTCGCCAAATGATGAGACTATGTCTGCAACATGGAACATAGGTGATGGGCAGATCTTGAATTACGGGTTTGGAAAAATGGGCGAATATTCTGATTCAATTACAACTAAAATTGATATTGTACGCAGTTTCATTAATTGGTGAGTTTTTTAGATGAACTTTTTATATTTGAGACAATTCATAAAAGGAGCTTAATCGACCAAGTAGTTTAGTCAAAAGAGCACTTTCCTGGAAATCCAGGGAGGTGCTTTTTTGTTGTGCAAAGGAGCAACTATGCAGATAGAAAAGAAGAAAGTAACAGACCTTATTCCTGCGGACTACAACCCTAGAAAAGACCTGAAGCCCGGGGATAAGGAATATGAAAAACTGAAGCGGAGCATCTCGGAGTTTGGCTATGTGGATCCCCTCATCTGGAATAAGAGGACCGGACGATTGGTGGGCGGTCACCAGCGTTTGAAGGTCCTGGAGGATATGGGGGAGACCCAGGTAGATGTTGTTGTGGTTGACCTGGATGAAGAAAAAGAAAAAGCCTTGAATGTGGCCCTCAATAAAATCAGCGGGGAATGGGATAAGGATAAACTGGCCCTTTTGATTACCGACCTCCAGGGAAGTGACCTCGATGTATCCCTTACCGGCTTTGACCAGGAAGAGCTGGACGACCTTTTCAAAGAGGACCTGAAGGATGGCGTCAAGGATGACAACTTTGACGTGGATAAGGAACTTAAGAAACCGGTCATGACGAAGGCCGGGGACCTCTGGCAGCTGGGGGAACACCGCCTCCTCTGCGGTGACAGCACCAAGGCAGAATCCTATGAGCTACTGATGGCTGGAAAGCAGGCGAATCTTGTCATTACGGACCCGCCATACAATGTGAACTACCAGGGGTCAGCAGGAAAAATCAAAAACGACAACATGAAGGACGATGCCTTCTATCAGTTCCTCCTGGCGGCCTTCACCAATATGGAAAAGAGCATGGCGGATGACGCTTCCATTTACGTATTCCATGCGGATACGGAAGGACTCAATTTCAGGAAGGCTTTCTCCGATGCAGGATTCTACCTTTCCGGTACCTGTATCTGGGTGAAACAGTCCCTGGTCCTGGGAAGGTCTCCCTACCAGTGGCGCCATGAGCCGATTCTCTTTGGCTGGAAGAAAAAAGGAAAGCACCTCTGGTACGCTGGTCGCAAGGAATCCACCATCTGGGAGTTTGATAAACCCAAGAAGAACAAAGACCATCCCACCATGAAACCCATCCCGCTCCTGGCCTATCCCATTATGAATTCCTCCATGACGAATGCTATCGTGTTGGATCCCTTCGGCGGGAGCGGCAGTACCCTCATTGCCTGCGAAGAGACCAAACGAATCTGCCGGACCATAGAACTGGATGAGAAGTTCTGCGACGTCATTGTGAAACGGTATATCGAACAGGTGGGAAGCAGTAAAGACGTGAAGGTCATCCGGGATGGCCTCTCCTATAGTTACGACGAGGTAAAGATAGATGAAGAAGATTGCAATCATTGATGCGGACCTGGTGGGGAGAAAGCGACACCGCTTCCCGAACCTGGTGTGCATGAAACTTTCTGCCTTCGAAAAAGAGAAAGGGAACGACGTAGAACTGAAGATGGGCTATAAAGCCCTTAACCAGTACGAGAAAGTGTACTTGGCTAAGGTCTTTTTAGATACCCCGGTGCCTGAAGAAGTCCTGAGCCTTCCAAACCTCACCTACGGCGGCACCGGTTTCTTCTACGATAAAGCGCCGCCGCTTCCCTATGAAATCGAGCACCACATACCGGACTACCACCTCTATGATGACTGGATTTCCCGGGAAATTATGAGAGGGAAGACGAAGAAGGAATTCAACGAGTATATCAATAGCTCTATTGGGTACCTGACCCGCGGCTGCTTTCGTCACTGTCCATTCTGCGTCAATAAAAACTACAACCGGGTAGAAAGACACAGCCCGCTTTCTGAATTCCTGGATCCAAAAAGAAAGGTCATCAGCCTTCTGGACGATAACTTTTTCGGTCACCCAGATTGGAAGGAAATGCTCTTAGAGCTTCGAGCTACCGGTAAATCTTTCAAGTTCAAGCAGGGCCTAGATGAGCGGCTCCTCAATGATGAAATGTGTGAGCTCCTCTTTTCCAGCAAGTACGCCGGTGACTTTACTTTCGCATTCGACAATATCCAGGACGCCAGGGTAATCGAGCGGAAAATCGTGCTGGCCAGGAAATATACCGATCGGCCGCTTAAGTTCTATTGCTTCTGTGGCTTTGATCGGGCCGGCAAGTGGGATAAGGAATTCTGGGATAGGGATATCTTTGAACTCCTCTATCGCATCGAAATCCTCATGAAGTTCCACTGTTTACCCTATGTCATGCGGTTTGCCCGGTATGAGGAAAGCCCCTGGCGAGGCGTCTACATTTCTATCGCTCGTTGGTGCAATCAGCCTAACTTCTTCAAGAAAATGACCCTCCGCGAGTTTGCCAAGCTCAATGGGGAACAGAGCGCTTGCTATCGATACCTGGCAGAATTCGAAAAAGCCAACCCGGCGGCCGCCTATTTCTACGACCTCCGCTATGGAGGATAGCGGATCAACGGGGGCGAGACTTTAGCATGGTGACAGGGGCTAGTCCCAAAGGGCTAAAGGAGGACCTTACTTTAGCATGACGCAGTCCTGTTGTAGGAAAGGCTAATCATGACCTTAAACTCCATGTTTTTATCGATAATATCTACATTTTCGCTTGCTATTTACAGCCCGTAGAGTGATATATGTAGTAACAAAAAACAAGGAGGTAACCACCATGTACACCAACGAATTCAGAATCAACTACCACGTAACCGGAGCGGACCGGAAAGCCCTGGTCCAGGCCATTAGCGAAATCACCGGAGCCAAATCCGAATACCTGGGAGCCCCGACCTTCGCCTACCAGGTTGACTACTTCACCATCAGCAAGGACGGCATCCTTTCCTTTGACGACCGGGCTGACAGCGAAGAAATCGAAAACCTCCTGGAGGAACTTGCCAAGAGGGGCTTTGAAGGGGAGCCGCCGGAAGGCCCAGAAGACCCGCCGGAAAAACCGAAGGAAAAGAAAGAAAGCCTCCCACCGCTGGACCCGGAGAACGGGGTCACCATTATTTTCCCGCGGACCGTGATTGACGAAGATACCCTCCCCAAGCTCAAAAAGCTAGTGGCCGCCAAGGGATGGCTTATCAAAAAGGCCCTGGGAACCGATACCCTGAAGATTGAAACCACCCCCAAGGGAGTGGAATTTCCCTGGTTCACCTTTAAACCGGAAAGCCCGGACTGCAGGGCCTACGCTGCCTTCATTGAAAAGCTGGTGGCCCTCGCAAGAAACCTTCAGCGGGTGAGCGCCAAAGAGAAGCCGGTGGCCAACGAAAAATATGCCTTCCGCTGCTTCCTTCTTCGCCTGGGCTTCATTGGGAAAGAATGGAAGGGAACCCGGAAAATCCTGATGCGGAACTTCAAAGGGTCCGCCGCCTACAAAGGAGGGGCGGGCAAATGAAACTCACCGATGTTGAAAAGAAAACCATAGGGAAGCAGATTGTGGCCATCCGGAGTAGCGGCCTCACCAACATGTTTGATATCCCTAAGGTCCACGAAATTGCCCAGGAAAGGGGCTACGTGGCCCTGTGTGGGCTCATCGAAGAAGACCCGAATAAATACACCCTGCACATTCTGACCGGCCTTTGGGCGGATGACGATTTTCCTCGCTAAAATCTACATTTTTCGCTTGCTATTCCTCCGCCAAAGAGTGATATATACAGTAACGAAAAACAAGGGCGAAAGCCCAGGGATTTCCAAAGGAGGAAAACAAAATGTGGAGCAAAGGAAAAACGAACGGGTACGTTTGGGAAGTCAAGCACTTCGAAAAGGAAAGCGACTACGGCATTAACGGCGGCCGGATTTCCAAACTGGAAATTGCGAAAATCGAAGGCAACTGGCGGTTCTGCGTATGCAGCTACGACAGGGGCTGGGACCTGGACCCCCAGGGGGAAGAAGTAGAGAGAATTTACAATATGCTCCTTGCCAAATTCAACTAAAAAAGGGCCTGGCGAAAGCCGGGCTTTTTACATGGGATCGCCGGAAAAGAAAATGACGATTTTCCTCGATAAAATCTACATATTTCGCTTGCTATTTCTCCGCCAAAGAGTGATATATACAGTAACGAAAAACAAAGGAGAAAGCCCCTAGGATTTCCAAAAGGAGGAAAACAAAATGACAAACGAAACTTACTTACAGCCGGTGGATTACAGCAACTTGGACGGCGAATACGGAAAAAGCGCGATTGCCCTTCCTTGGCCGGACGACCTTTCCAAAAAAGCCTGGAAAGCGGTGGATTACTTCGATGACACAGCCTTCCTTTTCCTTTACAGAGGCAAGTTTGTAATCACCGACGAGGCCCTGGACCTCACCGAGCACGGCGACGGCACGGAAGAGCCCTACGGCGGGCCGCGGGCGGTTTTTGAACGGTGGGCGGAAATTGGGCCCTGGCTGGAAGAAGTAGCCGACGACATAGAGAACTTCGAATGACGCCTGCCTGGGGAGCCCCTTCGGGGGCTTTTCTCGTGGACGGATCCGAGGCCTCCTGAACATAAGTTTTTAAATCATTTATAGCGGCTCCTGTGCGCACCATTAAGTGTGATTTTCCTCGATAAAATCTACATATTTCGCTTGCTATTCCTCCGCAAAAGAGTGATATATACAGTAACAAAAAACAAGGGCGACAGCCCAGGATTTCCAAAAGGAGGAAAACAAAATGACAAACGAAATTTACGAAAAACTGGTGGAGAACTACAAAGCTGGCAAGGACGCCGGCGGTCCTTGGAACCCAGACCTCTTCCAAGCCTACCTGAATCGGGACGAAAATAACGAACGCCTCGACTTTTCCGACCTGGTTCCCGAAGAAAGGATTCCAGCCCTGGTGAAGGAACTCCGCCGGGTGGGCATCACCGAGTTCACCATTTCCAGCGGCTGGGGAAGCCTCATCGACCGCCTGGCGGTTTGGGAAAAGGAAGGAGCCAAAATTTGCGGAACTACCACCATTCTCCAGAAGACCGGAGTTTGGGAGAAGGAAGAAGAAAAAGCAGCCCTCCTGATGAAACTCTAAACGAAAAGCAAGGGGCCCTTCGGGGCTTTTTGCTTGTGGATTTCCCCTTTGGAAATATCGATAAAATCTACATATTCTGCTTGCTATAATTCCCCTTTAGAGTGATATATACAGTAACGAAAAACAAGGGTGAAAGCCCAGGATTCCTAAAGGAGGAAAATGAAATGGAAAGAGCATTTGATAACAGAGCAGCTGGAATTTTGGAGAGAAGAATCGCTTGGATTTACACTTGCCAGATTCTGAGACGGGAGATGGATCCGGACCGGTTCGAAGAGGAGCTTGGAATCGCCTATGAGGAACCGGAAATTTGGGAAGCCCGGCTGGATGAAATCAACGCTGTGACCCTCGCCCTTTTGAGAAGGCCAGAGCCAGTGATAAAGGCCGGAATGGAAAGCGGCCGCGCCATGGCTCACACTTTGATGACCGCCGGTCCAACTGATGAATGGCAGAGTTTCGTAAGTGAAGATGAATGAGTCTTAAGGCCCTTCCGCGGGCCTTTTCTCGTGTAGCAAAGAGTGTAGAAATTCTCGAAAAAATCTACATATTTTGCTTGCTATTATTCTCCTTTAGAGTGATATATACAGTAACGAAAAACAAGAGCGAAAGCCCAGGATTTCAAAAAGGAGGAAAACAAAAATGTTCATGGTAAAACTGGCAACGGAAGGCGATATTTACAAGGTGATTTTCAATCCGGATAGCATCGAGCTCCTGACCAAAGGTCGCTGGGGTATTCGGATTACCAAAGGCGGCGAGCAGACCGACATTGACTTCGGTAAGGGCCAGGAGGCCACCCAGCACGCCTACAAGGTCCTGGAGGAAATCACGAAGGACTTCGAATCCGGGAAACCAAGCGCCACCATTGACGAATTTTGGGATGAGTAACCGGCAAAAAAGAGCCTGCTCCGGCGGGCTTTTTTCGTGGGTAAAAAGTGTAGGAAATATCGATAAAATCTACATATTTTTACTTGCTATTATCCTCCGTTAGAGTGATATATACAGTAACGAAAAACAAGGGCGAAAGCCCAGGGTTCCTAAAGGAGGAAAACAAAATGAAAGACTTAGAAAAGGCAATGAAATGTGTAGAAGGCAACCAGAAGGGCCTCGAATACGAACTGAACATGGAGCTTGAGGAGGCTAGGGATGCACTGAATTCCATGATAAGAGACCTTAGCCGGGCGAAGGCGGACCTCGAGGAACTCATGAAGAAAGGAGCGGTCAACGGAGCCATTCCGGAAAGCAGCACCGCCGAGGCTCAGAGTTCGGTTTTCGGAACATACACCAGGGCCATAACCAGGGCAAAAAGCCTCCAGAGGTTTTACTGGATGCTCGAAGGCTTCAAGGAAGAATAACATAGAGCGAGCATCAAAAGAGCCCCGAACGGGGCTTTTGCTCGTACTGGCAATAATGTGTAGATTAATTTGCGGATTGGACGTATGTTCATGCGGCTGCCGGGACAGGAAAGATTTGCTAAAAGTGTTTGATTAATGTGCGGGTTAAACGTATGTTCAGAGCGCTGCAGTAAGCGGTTTAGGAGGTTTCATGATTCGAAAGTTAAAGGATTACAAGCCGACGCGGTTCCTGGCCAAGGGCTCCACCTACAATAAGGCCAAAGCGGACTATGCGGTATCCTTCATTGAATGCCTCTGCCACACGAAAGGGGTCTGGGCTGGTAAGCCGTTCGAACTCATCGACTGGCAGGAACGGATAATTCGGGATATTTTTGGGAGCATCAAGCCCAATGGGTACAGGCAGTTCAATACCGCCTACATAGAAATTCCAAAGAAACAGGGGAAGAGCGAACTCGCTGCGGCGGTCGCTCTTTTACTTTGCTGCGGAGATGGGGAGGAAAGGGCCGAAGTCTATGGCTGCGCGGCGGACCGGCAGCAGGCGTCCATTGTCTTTGAGGTGGCGGCGGATATGGTTCGCATGTGCCCAGCTTTGAACAAGCGGGTCAAAATCCTGGCCTCCCAGAAGCGGCTTATCTTCCATCCCACCAATAGTTTCTATCAAGTTCTCTCCGCCGATGCTTACAGCAAGCATGGGTTCAACGTATCCGGAGTTATTTTTGATGAGCTCCATACCCAGCCGGACAGGAAGCTCTTCGATGTCATGACGAAGGGTTCTGGTGATGCAAGGACCCAGCCCCTCTTCTTTTTGATAACCACCGCCGGCACCGATACCCACAGTATCTGCTATGAGACTCATCAGAAGGCCAAGGATATCCTGGAGGGGCGAAAGATCGATTCTACCTTCTACCCGGTGATCTACGGCGCAGACGAGAAAGACGACTGGAAAGACCCGAAGGTGTGGATGAAGGCCAATCCTTCCCTGGGTATCACCGTGGGCATCGATAAGGTCAAGGCGGCCTGCGAATCGGCCCAGCAGGACCCGGCAGAAGAAAATGTTTTTAGGCAGCTTCGCCTCGACCAGTGGGTGAAACAGTCTGTCCGCTGGATGCCTATGGATAAATGGGATGCCTGCGCTTTCCCGGTGAACGCGAAGAGCCTCGAAGGCCGGGTTTGCTATGGTGGACTCGACCTATCCTCTACGACGGATATCACGGCATTCGTGCTGGTGTTCCCGCCAGAGGATGAAGAGGATAAATACCAGGTTCTTCCCTTCTTCTGGGTGCCAGAGGAAACGCTCGACCTTCGGGTCCGGCGGGACCACGTGCCCTATGACGTTTGGCAGAAACAGGGATTCCTGGAAACCACGGAGGGCAATGTCATCCATTATGGTTACATCGAGAAGTTCATCGAGGACCTGGGGAAGAAGTACAACATCCGGGAGATTGCCTTTGACCGGTGGGGCGCTGTAGAAATGGTGCAGAACCTAGAGGGGATGGGATTTACTGTTGTTCCCTTTGGTCAGGGTTTTAAAGACATGAGCCCACCTACTAAAGAGCTCATGAAAATAGTCTTGGAGAAGAGAATTGCCCACGGTGGTCACCCAGTGCTTCGGTGGATGATGGATAACATTTTTATTCGAACGGATCCGGCGGGGAACATCAAGGCGGACAAAGAAAAATCCACCGAGAAGATCGACGGTGCCATTGCCATGATTATGGGACTGGACCGAGCGCTTCGCGGCGGCATGGGAGGGGAGAGTATTTATGACGAACGAGGAATTTTGACAATATAAAAGCAGCATGAGGAAATGAAAGGAGACGGAGCATACTAACCTCATGCTGCTTGAAGCCCGTACTTGCTTTTTCTGGGTAGGAATGGAGTCTAGTTCTTGCCTAGTTGATCTAATTGGGCTTTACCTGGGAACGAAAGGAGTTAAGCCCCCAGGTAAATAAGATCATGCACGTCTCAGGCAAGCGGGGTAAATAGAAATTGCTAGTACGATGCTTATGACTTGATTATATCAGAACAACGAATTCATGCATAGGAATATTTATTCTACTTTTCTAATTCTTTAATAGCGTCCTTGTTATTTTTTATCCCTTTAGGATTTTTAAAGATCATGACGCTGGCGTTTTTGGCACCTTGCCAGTAAGACAATGAAACGATTGAAAAAGGGCCTTTCCATTCGTACCAATCTTTACCTGGCTGCTCATCTGGCTTACCCCACATTTTTATCATACCTTCAAGCCTGGGCTGCATTAATTCCTTGCTGAAAGGAATGATGACGGCATAGAGCTTATTGTCCATAAAGACTCCGCATGCGACGACTGGTCCAGCAAAATATACGCTGCCATGAGCATCAGGAATCAAGATATGATAGGAAGCAGTCCCGCTAATAAATCTGGCTAGTTTTGTCTGGTGAGAAGCTTGTACATCTTGGAGAGTTTCATCCCAATGCAAGTCTGCGAAACCGTTCGGGTCCTGTATCATGTCCATGGCTCCGACTGTTGTTGGAAATAAGGTGGGATCTATGTGGCTTGTGATAAGTGGTGCAGTGAGGAGTAATAAGCTGGTTGTTAAAATACGAATTGCTTTTTTCATCTTCATACCTCTTATGCTTTCAAACTGAAATATTGATTATAGATTTTGTAAAAGAAATAGTTTGCAGTTCTATAGGTGATTTTATTTCCAAGAAGCACGGGGAATTCCTCTGGGGCTACGATTTTATCAAGTGAACCATCAAATCTCCAATTGGAACGATTGTAACAATACATGGTTATTCCTATATCCTTTGTACTTTCTTCAATCAATTTCATTCTTATTTCACGGTTTGTAATAGATGGATTTGATGCTTTCATTTCTGGTATTAATTTGAATGCACTTCTATTATAGTCGTAACCAACTGAAAGAGAATTCTTTATTATGATGGAAACAGGATAAACAACCGCATAGAGGTCTCCTTGTATTGTGTAATAAGGGGGAGAATATCGCACAGACTCTATGGAGTTGTTATCTACGTAGTACGCGATGTTCTCGTTTTCGTAAGTTTTTGTATATTGGTCGGGATTATCTGTAATATCAGATAGCGAAATTGCAAATGCAGAAAATGGCACTAATACGGCAGCCGCCAACGCTGAAAGTAATTTTTTCATAAGAAATCCTCCCATCTGCGGTGTTGTTTTATATCTTTCTTTATTTTACCACCTTAAAGGAGTGTGATACCTATGAATTTTTTCAAATGGCTTTTTCATTCTAGAGACAAACCTCATGATCTCTTTACCGGTGGGCCCACGTTCCTCTTTGGTAGGAGTACGGCAGGCCAGACGGTCAATGCCCGGTCTGCTATGCAAATGACAGCGGTCTATGCCTGTGTCCGGATTATCTCGGAGGGTATCGCCCAGCTTCCCTTAAACGTCTATAGCCTCACAGCCGATGGGGGAAAGGTGAAAGCCCCCAGACACCCGCTGTACTTTTTGCTCCATGATGAGCCTAACCCGGAAATGACGAGCTTTATTTTTCGGGAAACCCTTATGAGTCACCTTCTCCTTTGGGGGAACGCTTATGCCCAGATTATCCGCAATGGCAGGGGAGAAGTGGTAGCTCTCTACCCGCTTCTTCCTGACCGGATGGAGGTAGACCGGGATGATGCCGGTGAACTCATATACACGTACACCAGGTATAAGGACGAGGCCAATGCGAAGCATGCCTTTGAACAGTTCAAGCTTCCTGCTTACCAGGTCCTTCATATTCCTGGTCTTGGCTTTGATGGCCTTATCGGCTATTCACCTATTGCCATGGCCAAGAATGCCGTGGGCTTGAGTAAAGCGGCCGAGGATTTTGGGGCCACGTTCTTTGCCAACGGTGCTACCCCAGGTGGCGTCCTGGAGCACCCTGGCATTGTGAAGGATCCAGAGCGGCTCCGGGAAAGCTGGCATGCCCAGTTCACCGGAAAGAACAGCCATAACATCGCTGTCCTGGAAGAAGGCATGACCTTTAAGCCTATGTCTATTCCTCCCGAGGAGGCTCAATTCCTGGAAACCCGGAAGTTCCAGATCGATGAAATTGCGCGAATCTTTAGGGTCCCGCCGCACATGGTAGGGGACCTGGAGAAGTCAAGCTTTTCAAATATCGAGCAGCAGTCGCTGGAATTTGTGAAGTATACCCTGGGGCCCTGGGTGGCTCGGTGGGAGCAGTCCTTGACGCAGGCCTTGCTTCTTCCGTCCGAAAAGGGCCACTACCTTGTGAAGTACAACCTGGATGGCCTGCTTCGCGGCGACTACGAAAGCCGTATGAATGGCTATGCCGTGGGCCGGCAGAATGGCTGGCTTTCTGCCAATGATATCCGTGAACTGGAAAACATGAATAAGATTCCGGCGGAAGAGGGCGGCGATGAATACCTGATTAACGGGAACATGACCAAACTCAAAGATGCCGGTTTGTTTGCTAATAAAGGAGGGAATGAGAGTGAAGCATAAATTTTGGAAATTTTGTAAAAACGAAGCTTCTGGAAGCCGCGAGCTGCAGCTAAAAGGAGTTATTTCCGATGAGACCTGGTATGGCGATGAAGTCACACCGGGTCTTTTTCGTGATGAGCTGAATGCTGGAGACGGGGACATTACCGTTTGGATTGACTCTCCGGGAGGCGATTGCTTTGCGGCTGCTCAGATTTACAACATGCTTAGAGAATACAAAGGAAAGGTTACGGTCCGCATTGATTCTCTGGCGGCGTCTGCAGCCTCCGTGATTGCTATGGCTGGAGACAGCGTGGAGATTTCTCCAGTGGCCATGATGATGATTCATAACCCGGCTACCCTTTCCTTTGGCGATGCGGGGGATATGCAGAAGGCCATCGACATGCTGAATGAAGTGAAAGCTTCCATCATGAATGCCTATGAACTCAAAACTGGTCTTTCCCGCAATAAGATCTCCAAGCTCATGGACGATGAAACCTGGTTCAATGCCAAGAAAGCCGTAGAGCTTGGATTTGCGGATTCCATTCTTTATTCCGGCGGCGAGGAGGAAGAAAAAGAGGATAAGACAGAAGCTTTGATGTTTTCTCGTGTATCGGTGACTAATTCACTGGCGGATAAACTGAAATTACAGTTTGGAAAACCAAAAGCTACTCAACCCAAATCTGGGCTGAGTGATGAGCCAAAGCAGGAACCGGAACCCAAAAAAGAAGATAACCGTGTTGATGCAGAGCCCCTGAAACAGAGGCTTTTTATTATGTCCCATTAAGGAGGAAATACTATGACTATTCTTGAACTTTATGAAAAACGTGCCAAGGCATGGGAAGCAGCAAAGGCTTTCCTGGATTCCCATACAGATAAGGATGGGAAGCTCTCTGAAGAAGATGCAGCGGCTTATGACAAGATGGAAAAAGAAGTGATGGACTATACCAAGTCCATTGAACGCCTGCAGCGTCAGGAAGCCCTGGACAATAAGCTGTACCAGCCTACCACCAGCCCGGTGAAGAATAATCCATCTAAGCCCAAAGGCAAAGGCGGCTTTAGAGCAACGGATGAATACAAATCTTCCATGCTGACCGCTCTTCGTACCAACTTCCGTCAGGTTTCCGACGTACTGGAAGAAGGAAACGACACCAATGGTGGCTACCTCGTTCCTGAAGAATACGACCGCCGACTGATTGATGTGCTGGATGAAGAAAATATCATGAGAACCCTTGGTACCACCATTACCACCAGCGGTGAACATAAAATCAACATCGCGGCTACCAAGCCCGCTGCTGCCTGGATTGAAGAAGGTGCGGCTATTCAGTTTAGCGATGCCACGTTCGGCCAGAAACTGCTGGATGCCCATAAGCTCCATGTAGCTATTAAGATTACCGACGAACTGCTCTATGATAACGCTTTCAATCTGGAAAACTACATTATTACCCAGTTCGGCAAAGCCCTGGCCAATGCAGAAGAAGACGCCTTCCTCAACGGGGATGGAACCGGTAAGCCAAAAGGACTCTTCCAGGACGCAGAAGTTGGCGTCACCACTTCTGCGGCTTCCATTACTTCCGACAATATTATCGAGCTGGTGTATTCCCTGAAGCGCCCCTACAGAAAGAACGCTTCCTTCATTATGAACGACCAGACTATTGCTGCCCTCCGCAAGCTCAAGGACAACAATAACAACTTCATCTGGCAGCCTTCCTACCAGGCCGGCGAACCGGATCGCCTCCTGGGTTATACCCTTCACACTTCTGCTTTTGCACCGAAGCAGGCTGCCGGGGCTAAAGCCATCGCCTTTGGTGACTTCAGCTACTACAACATTGGCGACCGTGGCGTTCGCTCCCTGCAGGAACTGAAAGAACTCTTCGCTGGAAACGGCATGGTGGGCTACCTTATGAAAGAACGTGTGGATGGCCTCCTGGTTCTGCCGGAAGCCGTGAAGTGCCTGCAGATTAAGGCCAGCACCTGATTCCAAGTAGCAAAGGAGGAAAATTATGCTCGTCACATTGGAAGAAGCGAAAAACTACCTGCGGATTGATGGGGAGGAAGAAGATAGCCTTGTGGCGGGCTTGATTTCCACCTCAGAAAATCTCTGCAAGGATGTCATAAGGGCAGATAAAGTGGAGGAGATGGAAGCCATGGGGGATTCGGTGAAACAGGCGGTGCTTTATGGGACGGCTTATCTCTATGAACATAGGGAGAATGCAGACTACCATGAGCTCACGATGATGCTTCGCTACCTCCTCTTTGGTGTTCGAAAGGAAGGATTCTGATGACTACAGAAGAACGGCTGCTTGAAGAGCTCACAATCGACGATTTCAGAAACCGCCTTACGATTCTCTACCCAAAGGCTGCGATTGATAGCCGTGGCAACGAAATCATCACCTATACAGAAGGACCTATCGTTTGGGCATACGTGGAAGTCCATGCTACTGGCATGAGCACGTCAAACAGCGAAAGCCACATCACGCGAAAAATCCTTCTTGTTTTTAGGTACAGAACCGATCTTTCACCGGAGACCCATTTCAGGGTGAATGGAGAAATCTATGTACCCATCTCGCCGCCTACGGATGCCTGCGGAAGGCATAAATACACCTACGTGGAATGCGTAGAAGAAGTCAAGAATCTGTGAGGGCCTATGAGAAGAAAATACATGGATATGCAAAGCATCCTGGAAACCTATGGGGAAGGAGCAGTCAATGCTATCCGAGCGGAGATGGAGGTCATGGCAGAGAAAATTGTACAGGATATGAAGGCGAGGGCTCCGGTGGATACCGGGGCTCTTCGTGATTCTATCCATTGGACCTGGAACAAGAAAAAGACCGCTATTCGCATTGTGGCTGATGCCAAAAACAAGAAGAACGGAGTTCCCTATGCCCGGTATGTAGAATTCAGTCCGAAAATTAATAGGCCTTTCTTCTACCCGGCCATGGATGCTCACAGAGATGAATACCACGAAGGGATTGTTCGCGCATTGAAAAAGGCGGTAGAGAAAGGAGGCGGCCATGGATCTGGTTGAGCAAGTATATGAAGCTTTAGCCAAAGACACGAAGCTCACAGAACTTCTGGCAGATGGCAAAGAAGGTATCCGGGCAGATCTTACGTCCTACTCTGGTCGTTACCCGGTACTGTGTTATCAGGTTATATCCGATGTTCCTCACTTGTTTGGTGACGACTTAGAACTCGCAAGGCGGGTAACAGTACAGATTTCAGTACTTACCCGTAACGGATCAGATAGTGAAATCGTACTAAGAGTACAAAAAATCATGAATTTCCTGGGGTGGACCAGGGAGAGTACAAACAGAATTATGGATGGCAGGATAAGAGCTGCTATCCTTCGGTTTATTGTAGCGGAGGTTGAATATGAGTAAAGGTGTACTGATTGGCGTCAGGAATTTACATTACGCGCTGCTCAAAACAGACGATGCCACTGGCGTTACCTATGACACGCCAGTTTCCATTCCAGGCGTTCGAACGATTGATGTCAAACCAAGTTCTGGGGTAGATACCCTCTACGGCGATGATGCTCCCTTCGATATTGCTTCCTACCTGGGAGATATTGAAGTGACCATTGACACCGCAGAACTTTCTGTAGAAGATATGGCGGCTCTCTTGGGGCATACCGTCAGCAAAGGCGTCATGGATTTCAAGTCTACGGATGAAGCGCCCTATGTGGCCATTCTCTTTGAATCGGTGAAATCCAACGGGAGTCGGCGCTTTGTGAAACTCCTCAAAGGAAAATTTGGGGAGCCCGAGGAAAACTATCAGACCAAGGATTCCAGTGTGCATTGGAATACAGCAAAAATCACCGGCCACTTTGTAGTTCGGACCTACGATTCCGCCTGGAAGAGAGTGGCTGATGAAGATGGTAAAGATTTTGAGGCAACAACGGCGACCTCCTGGTATGAAAGCGTAGAGGCGGCTGCATCTTCGTCTGGCAGCACAACCGGAAGTGGTACGACTACAGATACCGGCTCTTCCGGTAATGGTTCCTGAGAAGGAGGATGGAAATGGATAAAGTAAAAACACCATTCATTGTTCTGGGCGGAATCACCTACAAAGCCATCCCGCCCAAAGTGAAAGCCTGGCATGACTTTGTGGCTTTTGAAGCGGGGACGGATACCATCCCGGCCGAAGATTACATGGAGCGCATGGCTGAACTTGTGGCGTCGGTCTTTGGGAAAGACGTGACTGCCGAGAGGATTGAAAGGGAAATGGCGATTACCGACTTGAAGCCGCTTTACCGAAGAATCCTCACATGGATTGTATCTTTGGTGAATGTAAAACTCTCTGAAATCCCAAACGGGGAGGCGGGGCCAGAGAACTCCATCTGACCCCGTATGAAGCCATGATGGGTTGGCTTTCTATGATTCACGGCAAATACCACTGGACGGAGCAGGAGCTCATGGAAACGGGCCTTTCCTACGTGCTGGATCTCTTTGTAGTTCAGAGCAAGCTGGAAAGTGCCCCGGTTCTTACGCCCATTGACCAGGTTGGAATTTTCTGAAAGGAGGGATGAAAGATGGCCAAAGAAACGGTGACGGAACTCTATGCCAAGCTGGGGCTGGATATTTCCTCCTTGGAGAGCGACTTTGCCCTGGCCGGCAAAACGGTAGACAAGGCCATGTCCAGGCTCAACCACGAAAACAAGAAGATAAAAATCGAGACGGATATTAGCCTTGCCGGGCTCGATGAAGGAAAAGACCGCCTCAAAACGCTGGATATTCAGGCAGCTTCTTTGAACCGGCAGCTTGAAATCCAGAGGCAGAAACTGCAGCTGACTGCTGCGGCCTACCGGGAAGTGGTCCTAGAAAAGGGGCGGGATAGCGCTGCCAGTGCAAGGCTTGAAACCAGGCTCCTGAATGAAAGAAAAGCGTATGCCAATCTGGAAGCCCAGATACGAAGGACCCAGCGGGCAAGGACAGAAGGTACGGCAGGAAATCGCATGGTGAATAGCATCATCAATGGTGCTTCTGCCATGTCCGTCATTACACAAGGGGCAAGTGATATCGGCGCCCTTAGTATGCTGACAAGTCCTGTTGGTAAGGCCTTAGGCGTGGTCACCGCTGTTGGTGCCGGCGCCCTTGCTGCTGCCAAAAGTGCCATGACTGCTGGAAATGCCATTTATGAACTGGCACAGAAAATGCATACCACCAATGCGGAAGCGGCCAAGATGTCCCTCACTTTCAAAATGGCCGGAGCTGATGCCAATAGTGCTGTGCCGGCGCTGATTCGTCTGGATAAGACCATCCAAAGCGGGGGAGAAAGCGGTGCCAGAATGACGGCCATCCTTTCTGCCTATGGGGTTTCCCTTCGTGATGCCAATGGAAACATGCTGCCCTTAAACCAGCAGCTTTTGGCCTTGGCGCAGGGCTATCGAAATGCAGCAGCAGCCGGGCTTGAGAATGAATATGTGACGCAGACTCTTGGCTCCCGCGGGGCCGAGCTGGTTCCGGTTCTGTCCCAGATGTATGAAATCCAAAGCCGCATGGCAAACCTTCCTACCACCGGACTTCTCGACCCCAATAAAGCCCACGAAATGATGCTTGATTGGCGGGAAATGCAGATAGAGATGAATCAGGTAACCGGCTCGCTTGGAGCCGCCCTTCTTCCTGTGGTGCAAGAGATTCTTCCCAAAGTGAATGATGGCATTAAGGAACTTACGGAAGATATCCGGGATAACAAGGAAACTATCAAAACGGTCATGGACATTGTGGGAGATACCGGGGAGATTGTGATGGATGTGGCGGGCATCTGGAAAGAAGCCTTCCCTCCAGTGACTGATGGCCTCAAAGATGTGGCCGGCCTTCTAAAGGACGTGGATAATGGCCTGAAGGATATTAAGAAATCTATTGAAGACGTGAAAGAAGCGAGTCCCGGCCTTTCTGCCATTTCTGAATATATGCCAACGCCTGTCAATATGGCCCGCTTTGCTCGTTGGGCTTATAGGAAGGCAAGGGGTCTTCCAGAAAATGAGGAAGAACAGCCGGAGGCGGCAAAAGAATCTCCCAAGGAAATAAAGGAAACGACCCAGAATGCGGAAACAACCCGAAGACAAGTGGAGGAAGCCACCCGTCAGAAGGAGAAAGCGGCTGCCACTCCCAGCGTTCCGGATATCTCCAGTGAAATTTACAAAGCGACCCACAATGATTTACAGAACCAGCTTCATGACATTGATCTTCGTGCGGAGAAACTTCGTAAGGAAGGTGTGGAGGAAGCCCAGATTGTGGCTCTTACCGAAGCACAGAAGGCAAAAGTCTACAAAGATTTCAACAACAATGTGATCTCCCAGATTGATTCTTCGTGGAAATCCGAGCTGCAGAATCGCTTGGATGACATTGAGAGGGAGAAGCAGGCCTGGATTGAGAAGGGCGTTTCTGAAGTGAAAGCGACTGAATGGGCAGAAAACGAGAAGGGGAAGGCAAGGCAGAATGCTGCTCTTTCTGCCCTTCGTGAGCAGCGGCAGTACCTGGACATTGTGAAGAATGCTATGAACGGCCCTGGCACCATGGAAGAGAGAATGAACCAGGCCCGCGTGGGTGTTTTGACAGCCATGAGGGAGAAACTTGGCATCTCTAATGATTCCATGACTCCTGGCCTCCTTTCTGCCTTCAGCACCGTCATGAATGATGTGCAGAACAATCTGGTGAGAGGGCTTGAAACGCAGGATTGGGCGAGAAAGCTGGACCAGTCCTCTATTTCCGTCATTCGCGGCAGCAGGGAATACCACGATGTACCGGGGGTCAATAATACCGTGATTATTAACGGCGGGGTCTTTGAAAACAATGAAACCCTGAAAAAATTCAGTGATGCTACAGCGGATAAATTCATAGAGGCCTATCGGTCCTCTACGCAGAATTCGCTCTTAAGCTACTAAGGCGGTGACGAGAAATGAAACTAACCATAGGAGATGCTGTGGCCTTCAGAAGGCCGGAAGATTGGACCGTGACTCCAGACGATAGACAGGAGCAGCACCAGACCATTGGTGGCGTCATCGTCGAGGACTACGGCCATGTGGAAGCCGGGGACGTGATAAGCTGCACCTGCGTCATGTCCTATGAGAATTATTCCAAAGTGTACAACTATTGGCAGGCAAGGACCAAAGTGAAGATTACAGATGTTACCGGAAGGGAGTGGGATTCCATGCGAGTCGTGATTAAAGAAGACAGCTACGTGGAACGCCATGAATCTTTCCATAAAGTCAAAATGGAATTTTGGAGGGTGTAGACAAATGGCAACCTATCATCATCTTTATACAAATGACCCAACGGCGGGAGGAACGGATGGGACGATGGTCTCGGAAGGCCGTCTGTTTACCTCCCCGATTATTGCAACATTAAATGCCAGCGAAAGCGAGACGAAATATATCAAATGCGCCATTCGCTGTGATTCGAACTATTACTCTGTAGGCGAAGCCTCTCTGACCCTGGGAAGCTGGAACGGCGGCTCATATTCTCCTGGTGGCGGGAATACAGGAAAGTTTGCTCTCTGTAAGGATAAGTCCACGGCAGGAAGCATAACTTATACCCTTTCTGCCGTGCCGTCTGTTGGGGACCAGGGAAAATTTGGGGATGTGACATTGAAGGCTGGCACGGATTTTGCCATTGGCTCGTCCGTTGACGAAAATGCCAGCAACATAACCACTGCCATCAATGCAAAGTCTCAGTACTATAATGCTACGGTTTCCGGGGCAATCATCACGGTATCTGAAAAATTTCCAGGCTCCGGTCATACCCCTGCAGGCTTTTCCTATTCCGAGAATTATATCAAGTGCACCTTCAGCACCCCGGTTACCAGCGTAGCGGCTGATGAAAATACCATGAAAGCAGCCACGGATTGGGCAGACACGCTGACATATACGGAGCCCATCACAGACAAGAACGTGGTGTTCTGGATTCGTGTACAGGCAACAACCGACGAAGCTCCGCAGCGGGATGAATCGGTGGGTGTCCTTTCCTATATGACCATTGCGGCCTCCGCTTAAAGGCGGTGATTGTATGTTCAAATATATCAACCCGGGTTATGGAGAGCTTCTAAATCTGGCAATAAGGGCCACGACAAAAAGTACGGTCTACAATTCGTTGAATGGTGTGTCCTTTACCAATACAGAACGCGTCGGCCTCATTTACATTCCGGACGGTATCAAGGAAGTCTGGATTCAAGCCGATGTGTTTATCGATACTTCCAAAGGTTCAGATAAATACAATCGTATCTATGTAGGGAACGGGGCGCATATCAACACGGGGTTCTACCAGAATAATGAAACGACCATAGGCGCCTGGAATATGGGAAAGACCGATACGGATACCATTACCATGCCCAATACGGTGGATGGGAAAGTGCATACCTTTGGCGTCCATGCTTCCGCCTATAAGGATTATGACAAATCCTTCATGGAGCTCTATGTGGATGGTGCCCTTGTCTACAAAGATTCAAGCCATGCAAATGGATATATTAATGACTATGAGGATATCAAGTATATTACCTTCTATGGCGGAGCAAATACCTTCTATTCCAACATCATCATTGCAGACCATGACATTATCGGGGAAAAGGTCATCGAATTCCCGATTTCCAGGGAATCAGGAGACTTTGTGGTGCAGTCAGATGGAAAGAAGAAAGCAACTGCCGTAGGACAGAAGCTGGAAGCCTACGTCAATTACAAGGACATAGACAGCGCCATTTTGAAATCCATGTCGATGGGTACCATTACAGCTGTGGGTGCGAGCGCTGTTGGATTTTCCCATGATGCCAGCGTAGTAAATTCCATGAAAGTGGATGTCTGTAATGGGGAAGGAGAAAGCCTGGGCTCGGCAGAAAACGAGATCACTGCAGGAGAAGGGGCTCTGGGGCCGGTTGTAGAGAAAACCTTTGATTTGACGGAGATTGCCGCCATGAAGGTGGTTCTTGAAGCCAAGCACGATTAAAGAGGTGGGCCTATGAGCATCAATAAATTATTTGTGACCTACTATCCGCCCCAAAAAGCCACCGCCCTTTATATCACGCTGAAGCCTTCTGATACCGTGCAAGATGTCGGTCGGGCAGATACCATACGCTCTATTGCTGCAAGAACGGTCGAGATGGCATCCGACGTAGTACGGACCATTACAGACAAACCTTTCAAAGTAGATAATGGCAATTTCGACTTTCATCGGAATGTGGAAATCAATGAGAAGATTAGCAGCGACACTCGCCGCTACACCGGTGCCGACTATGGGAGAGGGGACTTTGTCCGTTCTGTCTCCGTAGGGAGTATGGTTTACTCAGACTTTATCCGGAATATTGCGGAAAACGACTCCGGCGCTTTTGACACCATCCGGGATATAAAGTACGCAAGTAAAGCGGATAGCGACATGTCCAGAATTGTATCTGCTCGCATGGAGAATATGTACCCGGTACAGATTGGCCTTAGCCTTCAGAAGGGAACCATTTCTGATGTGTTCAATATTGAGCTTGCCCATTCCATTAAGCCGGGAGATGCCATCCAGGGAAAGATTCTGGATTTCCCCTACACCATGTATGCCTATGAAGTAGACCATACCGGGCTCATTCATAAAGTGACGGGCATGTATGACGTGGACAAGCTGCTCTATACGCCCTTTACCTATTACTCCAATACCAGTATGACCGCTAAAGACCATGCAAAGAAAATCGCAAAGGTGCTGGGAAAACACCTGGACGCCCATTTTGATGACTTCTATCCTTCGGATTCCTATGCAGGGACGGGAGCAACCATCCAAAACCTGGCGGGGAGTCTTTTTGGTTGGGCGGGGAATCTCCCTCAGCGCTGGATCAATGTGTTTATTCGTGGAAACACACTGCACATTATTCAGCGAGGGAAGGAGCCAAACAGCATCGACATTACAGGGGCCAAGCACAGCCGGCCGGAAGTCAATCAAAAGATTCTGCGCTCGGTATGGAGCGGCAAAGGCTCCAGCTCCTCGGCTCATAGCAGCTTTTCCATAGAGCCCCTGGGATTTTCAGGGACCATTCTCTTTGGGGAGGCGGAGTGTACCTATAGCGGTGGCTACCTCGTCCGCTCGGTTATTACTATCGGCGGGAAGACGGAAACCACAAGCTATTCCTATAGGGACGGCTATGTCACTTCAAAGAATGCGGAAACCGCAGATTCCATCTCTTATACGAGGTACTCCTATGCCGATACCGGAGGAGACAAATATCTGGCATCGGAAGAAACGACTATCGTGGACAAACGCACCGGGAAGAATACAACGGAACTCGTGCAGCACGCCTACCTTGGCAGCGGCTTTTATGGCACCGCCCATTACACGGAAGGGGTGCAGGATGCCTCTTCTGTAAGCTCAGGCAAGCCGGGCGGGAAGGCCAGCAAGTTTACCATCGACCAGTCAAACCTGGGCCTTGGCGGAAGCAAAGCCAGATACCCAGAAGACAAGGATAATCGTTTCACCTCGGCTCTCTTTGATACCGAGTTCCCGATTTCCAACACGGATATGCTCAAGAAACTCACGAAGGATATTGAGTGGCTGGATAGAAAAGTGGAAGAAACGGTGAGCATGGACATTTGGCAGTATGGCCACGTGATTGATTTTACCGACAAAATTACCTTTGATGGGAATGTGTATTCCCTGGAATCCAATCATGTGACACAAACTCCTACGGAGCTCAAGCAGTCTGTAGTTTTAAAGAGGTGGTACTGATGAGCGGCATGGCAGGACTGGAAGAACTGTTTAGAGAAATGAGCAGAAAGAAAAACACAGCAAGCTTGACCAAAAGGGAAAGTACCATCAAGCAGGGCGTGGTCCATGGGCAGCATGTGACGATTGGTTCCAAAAATTATTCATACACCGCCGCCGTGGACATAAACATTGTGGAAGGCATGTACGTCTGGTGTGAAATTACCTCTGGTGGTATAGCAGTCATTGTGGGGGCATAGCATGATTTATCAAGATAAAGTAACGGTGGAAGGCTCTACCGTTCGAGGCAGCCATGGAAATATCCTGCGGGCCATGGGGGATATTAATATCGTGGACGGGCAGGAAGTCTGGACAGATGGCAAGGTGATTTATGGCCACCAGACCGCTGGTTACCAGGACGTTCCGGTTCCGCATTCTGGAGTTATGCCGGTGGGCCTTTGTTATGATTATTCTGATGGACTGCCTATCGTCGCTTCCGTGACCGATTATAATGACACCACAAAGGAAATCTCCAATGCAGAGCTCATGGCTTTTGTTTCTGATGGCCTCCACTCCTATGGGGCAAAACGGTCCGCAAATGGCAGAAGCGATGAACTTCAGTGGTACAATCTTGTGACCGGTGAATCGCTGGGGATATTCCCCGTGATGGATGCCTGCGTGGATAAGGAAGGAAATCTTCTCACCATTGACGCAACCGGCTCTTCCTATAGCGGAGAGCCGCCTGGGAGAGATATTAAATATGACTGCTATGCCTTCTTTGCCTGGGCTTACAGCTATGTCACCGATCCACCGAATAAGGTTTATTCCAATGTTGGTGGCAGCGCAAGCCCGTCAAGTCTCTCCAATCCTGAGTACGGCTGGATTTATCCGGTGAAGCGATTCCCTAACAAAGATGCTAAATACGGAAACGAGCATGGAGCTGTCATTATCAGAAGAAACGGCAGAATTGTCAAAGAATATAGCATAGACAAATACCGCGACCATGCCAAAGCCGAAGTAGCTGCTAAGCTCCAGCAAGTCCATGATGGCGGGGATAGCAGCGGAGAAGTGATGAAGTTTGGCCGCCTGCAGCAGTTCTATAAAAGGCCTGGAGCCTATGTAGAGAGCGCAGGGGCTTATCTCAGCGGCCTTCATATCAACAGCGATGGAAGCTGGTATGGCTTTCTGAGTTCCAGCGCCCGTGGCATGGCTTATCCATGGTTTTCCTGGAATATGGATATCGTAAAAGCCGGAGACTATGAATGGAAGGAAAGCTGGCCCATCAAGGAATATCCCCAAGGCGGCATCGTGCAGAGCATTGTAAATATCTTCGGGCATATTCTGGGAAATGATACCATCTATCGCATTGTGTACAATGACACCATTTCCACAAAAAGGGTGAAGATTTTCCTCCATGCTCCGATTTCCTATTCCGATTCCCATGTCATATCAAGTGACGGAAAAGATGACACCACAATGGATCTCCTGGAGGTGCGCCTGGATGCGGGAACCGTGGTTGGCTCCACTGGGCTTGCCCCTAAATCCACCTCCAAGTTCAATATCATCCGGGGAACGGAAATCACCGGGGTGGAATACAGTATCGAAAATGACAAACAGACACCGCCTGAAGTTTTGACAACAATCTCTCTGCTTTCCGATTATTATTACTGGTATCCTTTCTACTATTACTCCAGCTATATCACCCTGGGGACCGGCAGCTATTCTGCGTTTGGCAATAAATATATTCCAAATAGCAATCTGGAGTATTTTGAGGAGTTCCCGGAATACTACAACAAGAATCCTACTCATGGTTCTCCCTCATCGGTATCAAGTGCTTATATCAAGAATTATTACACAAAGAAAAGCGTCAACGTCCAGCTGGATGCCTATACGAAAGCCAAGTGCCAGGACTCGCATGTCTACTATACGCATGGAAAACCCTTCTCCGGCACGTTCCCGCTGAATGATGGATATAAAATCCGGGTTAATGGGTACAGTCCATATCCCTATAATGTCCAATCTTTTACAATCCTCACTGATACGGGGGACGTGGTATACCAGGTTTCCCAATTCGACTGGAACCGGCCGTATTTCCTCTTCTCGGCATGGTGGCTGATTAAGGTTGGAAAACTCAAAAACGGGAAGTACATTATAGGCGTGGGAAGTGATTATTCCTATTTCCTCACGGTGGATAAACAGACCGGCGCTCAATACGATTACAGCAAAGAAATCCATGCTGTCTACAGCTTGGAATATGTGAAGAACTGGCCTATCGTCAAAGAAAATATAAAGAAGCTCATACCGGGATATTCGTATTAGTTTTAAGGAGGCGTATTTCTATGGAGCATGCTTTTGACAGTTTAATGTCCTACTTTCCCATCAAGGTGGTAGTGGGAGTGTTCATGGCCTTCGTGCTCAATGCCGAGGCCATTATTTTTATGTCCTTTGCCTGGCTGGTATTCCTGGACTGCTTCACCCGGTGGATTGCGATAAGCTACGGGTTCTTACTGGAGCAGGGAGAGGAGAAGCCCTCTCTCTGGACTTCCATTAAAGGAATACCGGCTGCGAGGAGGGCAGGAAGGATAAAGAGCTCTATCATGAGGGAGCAGGGGATTGCAAAACTCATTGTATATATGATCTGTTTATTTGGGGCCGCACTGTGCGACCTCATTTCTTTTGAGATGCATGGACCTACGGATCTGACAAACCTGGTGGTGTCCTATATGACCATTACCGAGCTTTTGTCCATTGTAGAAAATTTGAGTGACGCAGGCGTGGAATCCCTCACCCGTCTTGTCAATCGGTTGAAGGGGAGGCTGTAATATGGAGCGAGGCATTGATGTTTCTGAGAACAACGGCACCATCGATTGGGAGGAAGTGGCAGCTGAGGGCATTTCCTTTGCTATCATCCGCCTGGGGTACGGACGGGGCCATCTAGATTCTATGTTTTACGAGAACTACAACGGAGCCCTGGCCGCCGGCCTCAAGGTTGGCGTCTACTATTACAGCTATGCCTTGGACGAGGCGGCAGCAGAGGCAGAAGCCAGGTACATGCTGGAAATCTTAAGAGACGCAGGTATCGCACCGGAGGACCTTGCCATGGGCTGCTGGTTCGATATGGAGGACGCTGATGGCTATAAGGCTCGTCACGGTAACCCGGGTGATGATGTGATTACAGAAATGTGTTTCCAGTTTATCCTGGAGTGCAATCGCCAGGGCTATAACTGCGGTGTTTACGCCAGCCTTGATTGGCTCTTAAACCGTATCGATACCAGCGTCTTTGCCGATTACGTTCCCATCTGGTGCGCAGAGTGGAGTGATAGCTGCTCCTTTGATAGGGCTACGCTTTGGCAGGATACAAATGAGCTGGTGATTGGTGGAGAAATTTTTGATGGAGATTATGTGCTATGACGTGGAGGACCTATGAAGAAATTAAAAAGTATATGCTTTGCTTCGTGCTTGGCGCTGCTCTTGGCTTTGCCGGTGGCTTCCTATGCTTCAGAGAAAACGTACCAGGTGACGGAGACGGAATTGGGAAAGCTCGAGGACAACTTGAATCAGCTTCAGAAAGTGAACGAAGAACAGAAGAAGAACTCGGAAACGCTAAAGACAGAGCTGACGGCATCGCAGAGCAAATTGAAGAAGGCAGAAACGGAGTCAGTGAGGCTCAGCGAACAGCTGACCGGCTTGAGGAAAACAGCGACAGAGCAGGAAGCCTTATTGGAGAAAGCCAATCAATCCTTAGCGGAATACGCGAAAGAGGAGAAGAAGGAAAAGGAGAGACTTAGACTGCAGCGGGACCTGGGGTGGGGTGTGGCCATCCTGGCCGCCGCGGCCTATATAAAGAAATAGAAGTAGCCCCATGGAGGTATATGGCCTCTATGGGGCTTTTTTCTATTTCTTTTGATAATTGACTTGCTATTATCTGACTTTAGAGTGATATATATACACAAGAAAAGGGGGAAACACCCCAAAGAAAGAGAGGAAAACAAGATGAGAACTATCATTGAACTGGACGGAAGAAAAATCAGCAAGAAGGCAGCAAGCGAAAAATTCAGGAAAGAGGAAATGGACAGAATGATTCGCGAAGCAAAGAAAGCTTTCGCGGAGGATCCATTGGAAGAAACCAGCTGGTGGATGGGCGAGGGGATGCTTAGCATAACCTTCAGGTAAACAACACAAAGGGCCGGAAAACGGCCTTTTTTTTTATTTATCTAAATTTAGCACGAAGGCCGGCTAGGGTTATATCAATATCGAATGGGTTCTTCTTTCCTGTTGTAATAAGATATAATAAAAGGAAAGCACGAAGGGAGGTGTCCTTATGCCACGGTGGACGAAAAGGAAAATCGATGATGTGAACTTTCCAGAAAATCCCGGATACCATATCCGAATTGAAGATATTCGCAAATCTCTCGGCATTGATAGAAATACACTCGCTCGTATTTTAAAAGTGGATGAGGTTACGTTTTTACATTATGAAAAGGGCTATACCCATGAGCTTCGAATTGAAACTATCATGGATATGGCTTTAGAGATGGGAATCTCCGCCGACTACATTCTGGGCCTTACAGACATTCCTGACGTGTATAACGAAAGCCTCCATATGCCAGAGGCGCTTACGACAGAAAGGGTAAGAGAATATAGGCTGTATCGCGGGTATACCTCAAGGGCCGTGTCGGAGAGACTGGATATCAGTATTTCGGCTCTTAGCACGAAGGAACTCCATCCAGAAAAATTGAGTTTCACTATCCAGGATCTGATTCTCCTTGCGTATTTGTTTGAGACTTCTGTGGACTACCTTCTTCATTTGACCGATGAGGTGATTCCGCATGCTCGGGGCTGTCATCATAAAATTCCTGTGGGAAGGAATCTTGCATTTCAAATAAAGAAAAAACTGGGGCTTATGAATATTCCGGGAAATCGGACTGACGAAGCTGCAAAGTATTGTCTTGAGCATTTCAGATTGAGAGAAATCCGTCTGGAGCATAACGCTCGTCAAAAAGACCTGGCTAAACTGCTGGGTATCAACATAATGACATATGGGGACTATGAAAGAAAGCCGCATTTGCTTCCAGCCTACTATGCGGTAAAGCTAGCGCAGTATTATGGCTGCTCGATTGATTATTTAGTTGGCCTTAGTGATGTTTATTATCCAGCTGATAAGTAAAATAAAAAGTGAAAGTGCTGCTTTTCAGATCGAATGAATTGTTATGAAATAGGTTGCCTTTTGTGATTTGTACGCCGGGAGGTTCGGGTAAATGAATCAAGTGGATGAGATTGCAAAGATTGCTGGGATTCTAAATTGCACGAAAAGTAACGTTTATTACCTATTAAGAAAAGGATGCATAAAGAAAACTTACACTGATGATGGGTGGTTTGTGACAGACGAAGCCATTCAGGAATATGCGAAGACCCGAAAGACTAATAAATACAAATTGCAAAAGGGACAGCAGTTCGGTTATTGGACTGTACTTGTGCCGAGAGTCGCTGGAACGGACAAATACATAGCACAATGCCAATGCACCTGCGGGACAATTAAGAATGTGGTCATTCCAGATTTAGTCTATGAAAAGAGCAAGTCCTGCGGCTGCCGCAGGTGTGAAAATTAAACTCAAGAGCAAATAGAAGGAAGAAAACAAGGGAAAGCGATTTTGCGCGGCATTCATGATGAAGGCTTATTTCCTAAATATATAGGGAGAAAGCCTAGTCGTAGTAGCAGCACCGGTCACATTGGAGTTTGCTGGCGAAAAAGAGAGCAAGTATACCAGGCACACATAACAGTGAATAATCATCTTATTTCCTTAGGATATTTCAAGAACTTGGAAGATGCTATTGCAGCTAGAAAAGCAGGGGAAGAAAAATATTTTAGGGAAAAGCAAGACAGAGCTGATGCGATAAAACGGGAATATCAGAAAAAGAAACTACAATCCAAAGGCTGATTCATCCGGTCAATCCTATCAACTTTTGATAAGCCAGACTACCGTGGTTTGCTTTTATTTTATACTTGGACCGAGAAAATTCATATTATATCAAAAATATTTTTATCAAAGACATAAGCTGTCATCCCTCTTTGATATAATACAAGAAAGTGGTAGTTCTGTACGAAGTACAAAGGGAAATTCTGCCTGATGGAGGTATGAAAATGAAGAAGCTTTTATGTGCTCTAGTTATTGCGGGTTCGCTTGCCGCATTCCCATCCTATGCGGAGGTAAGCAGTGGACAGGAATCTGAGACAAATTGGGACGTCACATATCCTGTAGTTTCTATCGAAGGCAATGCGGAAGCCCAGGATACTATCAATGCTGACCTTAATGACTATTTAGAGCAGCTACGAGAGGACTTCCAGAACGGTAAATACTACATTTGCAAAGAATATTACACAGTCCATTATGAGGATAATGACGTTCTTTCTATTTCAATCTACCAGCTTCGTCTACCTTATGGTGCTAATGGTAATCATTCAAATAGCTTTGACCTTGTATATGATAAGCATAGTGGGGCAAGAATCCCTCTGGATAATTACGTTCATGTGACAGTAGATGATTTGGATCAATATAAGTGGGGACACAGTTATGACCAAAAAGGCAATAAACTAAAATATGAAAATATGTGGAGAACTCCTTTAAAGGAAGTTCCGACTAATTATTTTTTGACTGGTGGCGGAGTAGTATGTATGGTGTTCAGGCCGTATGAATTAACTGCTGGCGCTTTTGGAAGCTGCTACATTGAGCTCGAACCGGATTATATTGAATATCTAAATAGAAAAAATCAGTGGTAATTAGGTGGGAGTGATAAATTATGAAAAAGTTACTCATCGCAACTCTTCTTGCATCGACCTTATCAGCAGGCACCGCTTTTGCAGCTATTCCAGGCTTATCTTTAAACAAGGCAAAACCAGTCAGCTTCCAGGACGTTACTCCGCAGACTTATTCCGAATATTGGGAAGAAGGAAAATCTTTTAAATCCAACGGAAATCAAGAATACCCTGATTCGTTCAGTAGACAGTGGCGCAAAGCATCTACCAACTCCATTTCCTTAGTCACTCCAAGAATGATTGTTAGCTACATTTCTTTTACTGGTGAAAAGAGACTGCTGGACGTTCCGGCAAACTTTGAATCTATCATGGAAAAATATAACGACTTGGTTTATGTTGCCACATGGACGGATTTTTCCAGAGAAGGTGGCAGTGTCCTGTTTGGCGGCGGTGCCATTGCTCCCCAGCTGCCTACACAAAGACTTGTCATAGACAAAGACGGCACGATTATCCGTCCTGTACCTATGCCAAAGGAAATCGAGGATTTGATGCCCCATAGCTTTGGCCTCGTTTACTATGCGTTCCCGCGTAGCGTTATTCTGAATGCACCTTATACGATTCGCTGGGTAAACGGATATGGGAATATTCTCAATATGGACGCAACGGATAAGTTAATAAGAAGCCTGGCTGATGATGAGTTCCATTTCTATAACTCCAACAAAGGTGTAGAAAGCGGGTTTATTATAAAGGACGAGGAATAATTCAATATTGGTATGATTTCCTTCGGCCCGGATGACGTCCAGAAGCTGGTGGAAGCCCAGATGAAGAACCTCACAGACCCGCTGGAAGCCGAAATCCAGCCCCATACCAGCTGGTGGGTCAAAATTCGCAACAGGTTGTATATCGTTTTGCTGCAACAGGCAGTCAAAGCCATCGTGGCCGACATCAAACAGAAGATTGCATGAGAAAAGCCGGTATGGAACATCGAGGTAGATGTTCCATACCGGCTTGTTTTTGACATTTTCGGTAGAAAATGCATTGGCCGGGTTGTCGTGGGAAAATAGCAAGAAAAGCAGTGAGACAGGCTACCTATTGTCGAATTTTTGAGGTGTAATAAATTTGGTTCGTTGTAATTTGCATGAAATAGCCTAATAATTTCGTGGCGAGACGGTATGTTTGCTGTCTAAAGTATAGAAGTAGAACTACATAGAGTGCTTGATATATGGGAATTTTTTGATTTTACCTCCGAATTCAAAGTGGCTTAAATACCTGTAAATAGCGTTTATACGGAACTTATCAACCATATAGTTGAGTTGACACTTTAGCTATTAGATAGGGTTGAGTAGAGAAATTTATTTATTTGACTTTCTGCTTCAAAAGAGTGATATATAAGAAAAGTATGATTGGAGGTACTATTCGTTGAAAAAAAATGAACAGATTTTACATCAAAGGAAATTATTAAATGTTACAAGAAAAGAGTTTTCTGATGCATTAGGGTTTAATAAAGAACAAGAAAAAAAATTGAAACTATGGGAAGAAGGGAAGGAAGAAATACCGGATGGAGCATATCAAAAAATTATGTCTTTTCCAACTATGCCTAAGTATACAGAACCAACAGAAGAAAAATTTACACAAATTGATTTGTTCGCTGGTATAGGTGGTATTCGATTAGGTTTCCAAAGAGTAGGAGGGAAAACAGTATTTTCATCAGAATGGGATAAGTTTGCGCAAAAGACATATAGAGTTAATTACGGAGAGGTTCCAGCTGGAGATATTACAAAAATAGATCCAAAATCTATACCGGATCATGATATTTTGTTGGGGGGATTTCCATGTCAACCATTTTCACAAGCAGGATTAAAAAGAGGATTTGAAGATGCAAGAGGGACACTCTTCTTTAATATTGCAGCGATTTTGAAAGAAAAAAGACCAAAAGCATTTATGCTTGAAAATGTCAAACAGCTTAGAGGTCATGACAAGGGAAATACTATAAAAGTAATTCTTAATATTTTAGATGAACTTAATTACTATGTTCCCGAACCTCAAGTGTTAAATGCATACTACTTTGGAGTTCCTCAAAACAGAGAACGTATAATAATTGTGGGGTTCAACAAAGATTATCTTCCACAAGAATTTGATGAATTCAAATATCCCGTTGGAAGGATAGATGATAATGTGTGTGTTGGAAATATTTTAGATGACAATGTCCCTGAGAAATATACAATATCAGATAAATTATATCA